CACCAAAAGACACACGTAGTTATTCCAAAGGCTGAGGACATGAGTAACCTCTGCTCATCACTTCTCCAGAAGAGTGAGCCGGGTGAGTTTGATGATTCACACATACCTCCTATACTACGTGACCATGTCCGTGAGGCTTGTGAACTTACAGAGGCAAGTTCTGCCATTATTTACGGCACCTCTTTATCATGCCTAGGGGCACACGCCGGGACAAGACTTACCATCCAACCGCCTAATTACTTTATACCCCTATACGGTAACCTCTGGTGTTTATCTATTTCGGAGAGTGGTTCATTCAAAACCACTGCACTGAATGCTGGCTCCGCCAGACTTAAAGACAGGGAGGAAAAATTAATCTATGAAGTCAGGGATATTGAGGCACGTGTAGATTCACTCCGTAGTAGTGGGATGAACGATGGTGAGGATGAACTCATGGAGTCGCTTAACGAACTTGAGAGATACAGGTCTATGCGGAGGGTACTCCCAAATAAAGCAAGTTGGGAAGCCTGCATTGATAGGATGGATGAAACAGGCGGTGGAGTATGGTTACTCTCTGAGTTTGGTGCATGGCTGGCTACATTAGAGACTGCACACAATAGAGGATTCAGGCAACATCTCACAGAATTATATGATGTCCCTTCTTACTTTGAGGATGTAACACGTACACGTGGTAGCAAGATATTACGTAATCCATTTGTCTCGATATCTGGTGTATCGACAATGGAATTCTTACAAGGACTCCTAGGTAAGGATGATGCAGGGTCAGGTTTCCTAGCACGATTCCTACTATTTAAACCGCCAGTAAGTGACAAGATTCCAACTGCCTTACCGCAGAAAAACACTAAGATTCAAGAACTGCATTCGTACAGATTATTGTCAGAAATCTATAATCAACTCGACAATATTTCCGTTCCGTTAGAATATAGTTTATCCGCTGATGCTCAGAAACTATTTGAGGACTATCATAATGATATGTTCTCAAGGTTTCAGGAAAGCAATGAGGGTACTAAATCAATACTAGACCCCTTCCTTAAAAGGTGGTCACCTAATGTATTGAAATCAGCGATACTCTTCCAGTATCTATTAGACAGCGAAACTCAAACCATATCCGATTCAGCGGTTATGGGCGGGATTTCTCTCTCCCTATATGCTGAACAATGCACAAGGTATCTATTTGATAGAGAGCTTGGAGAGAGTGTACATCAGAGTAAACAAAGGAAGTTAATTGAATACATAGCTGAGAGAGGTGGAACTGTTGTTAGGAGAAAACTTCTTGCATCTAAGTTATTAGACGGCGGTCATAATGAGTATGATTATGTCCTCAGTTCATTGGAGCAAGCAGGCAGGCTTCATGTTGAGAAAATAGAAAACAAGACACTTACGAATTCTAAAATAATTTTAATGGAGAATGATAAATGAGCAACTATGATATGGATGCCATACAAAGAAAGCAAGACCAAGACGAGGAAATACTTAATCCAAAGCATTATCATCATAGCGGATTGGGGATTGAACCATTGGATTATATCACTGCAAACAAAATGGACTTCCTGCAGGGTAATATAATCAAGTATGTAACTAGGTTCCCATTTAAGGGTGGAGCAACTGATTTAATTAAAGCAAGGAAATATCTAGATTTACTTATAGAAAGGGAAAGGGCATGATTTTACCAACAGAGTATCAACAGTTTATCCATCTATCTCGTTATTCAAGATGGGATTATGATAAGGGAAGAAGGGAGACATGGGAAGAAACAGTAGGTAGGTATTTTAATTTCTTTAAAGAACACTTGCAAGAAAACTATAATTATGAATTCAAGGATGAGGATATCTCTGAGTTAAAAGAGGCTATGCTTCAGTTGAAAATTATGCCATCCATGCGCTGTCTTATGACTGCGGGGCCAGCCCTGAAGAAGGAGAACGTGGCAGGATATAACTGTAGCTATATACACGTGGACAGCATCCGCTCCTTTGATGAGATACTCTACGTGTTGATGAATGGTACAGGAATAGGGTTTTCTGTAGAAAGAAGATACACTGACAAACTCCCTGTACTACCAGAAGAATTACATGAGACGGATACCACTATTATGGTTGCCGACTCAAAATTAGGATGGGCACGTTCCTTTAAGGAATTAGTGGCCCTGCTTTACTCAGGTCATATACCTAAGTGGGACTTATCTCATATCCGTGAAGCTGGTGCTATTCTTAAGACATTTGGGGGCAGAGCTAGTGGCCCTGAGCCGTTGGATAGCCTGTTCCATTTCACAGTCAAGATTGCACAGGAAGCAAGGGGAAGAAAGCTCAAGCCAATAGAATGCCATGATATTGTATGTAAGGTAGCAGAGGTAGTAGTGGTTGGTGGAGTTAGACGCTCCGCCCTACTTAGTCTTAGTGATATAGACGATGATGAAATGCGCTATGCTAAATCTGGTGAGTGGTGGAAAGAGAATGGACAACGTGCTTTAGCTAATAATTCTGCCAATTATCATCAGGAGCCACACACAGGTACATTCCTCCGTGAGTGGACAGCCCTATATGACAGCAAATCTGGTGAAAGAGGTATATTTTCCTCAAAAGCATCTGCTCTGCAGGCAAAAAGATGCTCAGATCGTGCTGTGAATGAAGAAACACACACCTTTGGTACTAACCCTTGCTCTGAAATTATACTAAGGTCAAGAGAATTTTGTAATTTATCTGAGGTAGTTGTTCGTTCTAGCGATAATATAACCGATATTGCCAAGAAAGTTAAACTAGCTACCATGTTAGGTACAATTCAATCTACACTTACTAATTTTAAATACCTACCTAGGGAGTGGAAGAAGAATTGTGAGGAAGAAAGACTGTTAGGTGTTAGCTTAACTGGCATTATGGATAACCCCATCACCGCCAAACCTAACCATAAAGAATTACAACATCTTAGGCAAATAGCTATTGATACTAATCAAGCGTTTGCTGGAGAAATTGGGATTAATCCTAGTGCATCCATCACGTGTGTAAAACCATCCGGCACTGTATCACAGTTAGTGGATAGTGCCAGCGGAATCCATCCTCGTCACTCGCCTTATTATATAAGAAGAGTACGTATGGACAGGAAAGACCCAATGACTACATTTATGCAGGACTTAAATTGGTCATGGGAACCTGACGTAACTAAACCTAATGATACGGTAGTCTTCTCATTCCCTATGCAGTCTCCAGTAGGTTGTGTTACACGGCACAAGCAATCTGCAATTGAACAGCTAGAGGTTTGGAAACTATATCAAGAACACTGGTGCCAGCATAAACCATCTGTCACTATCTCTGTTAAGGAAAATGAGTGGCTGGATGTAGGCGCATGGGTATTTAATAATTTTGAAATAATGTCAGGTGTATCATTCCTGCCACACTCAGATCATAACTACAAACAGGCTCCATATGAGGACTGTAACAAACGAACCTTTAACCAATTAAGTTCTAAAATGCACGAGGCTGACTGGTCTAATCTAAACCAATATGAGGCTGAGGATTATACTACATCCAGTCAAGAGTTAGCGTGTGTTGCAGGACAATGCGAAATATAATATGAAAAGATTACCAATAAAAAATTCAAAGTATAAAAAAGAAATAGTGTCCTTCATTAAAGGGGGAGGTAAGATACAAAAAATACCCGATGAAGTTCAATGGGATATGTTTCCATATAACGACAACTATTCAATAGAAAGGCAGAAGAATGAAAAAGGAATCCTTGACTACGAGGAAAATCATAAGTCTCTCAGAGGAGAAGTTTTCAAGAATGGGGGAAAATGAATTACTGACCCACGTGATAGATCAGCTAGTAATTCAGAGTAATCAATTAGTCTTACTTAATGCCGATTTTTCTAGGCGGATTTCTGCTTTAGAAGACGCTGTCTCATCTTCTTCAGAGCCTCCTCTCTTTGACGTAAAAGAGTAACAGGTGGGGCACTTATTTGAACTTTTTTCATAAGTTCTTTTCTTGCTTTTAAAATCTTTTCTTTGTAAGCCTCTAGTTTTTCCTGAATATCCTCTTGGGATTCCTGCATTATAATACTATTTTTCAAATCCCTCTTAGCCAGCCTCTCAAGTTTCTTCAACCTAGAATACTCATACCTTAACTGTTTATTCCTTCCTTCTGGCACTGCAATAGGTGTCACGTTCTGTCCAAACATTCTCAACCACGCCTGACTCTTAGTGAACCTTGCCTCACCATCTTTAGTCAGTTGCCCTGTATAGGCTTCAGTTAATCTTTTAATTGCACCATACCCCTGATTTGGCCCTTGACCAATTCCGTGGAACATTGGAGGCATTGTCAGGTTGAATGCATACCACATAACATCCGCTCCCTGTTCAGCAAATGTCCCAGTTGAATCAACTATAGGTTGCCTTGTAAAAGGATCAATCCCTGTCAGGATTGCAGAGGCTACATTAAGTGTTGGGCCTCCCATTAACCCTGCAGTTTTCATTGCATCAAAATATTTTCCTTCAGCAACTTCTCCGCCCATCTCAGAGAACATCCCCCAAGGGAATAGGTAACTTATGTCTTGGAATACTACCCTGCCATTTTCATCTAGGAAGGGCCACGGCACTACACCTGAAGGGAACACACTTGTATAAGCCTTCTCTCTCAGGTACTCACTCATACTCACCTTGAGTCCCTCGTATTGTTCCTCATCTAAATCTTGTGTTTCCTTGAAAAATTCCTTAGCGGCAAAACCTAACGCATAATATGGAAGGAACTTCCACGGCTTAGTGATGGCAGTCTCAAGCATTAGCGGTGCAACAAAACTTGTAAAAGAAATAAATGGTGCGCCGAATGGTGCTCGTCTCAACCATTTAACGGAAGGCAGTGGGTTGCTGTAATCAAATAACCACTTCTCCGCATTGAGAGCAATGTCATCCAGCTTTGCCATTTCTTTAGGGCTGTAATCCTTAAGGTCTTTTACCTTTAGTCCAGCTTCATTCATTGCATTCTTAACCATCATCATCTTACCAAGAGAATCAATGCCGCCATAAGTATCGGAAGTCCAATCCTGAACCTTGTTAAATGCCCCCTTCATCATTCCAAGTACAGCCATTGGCCCTGCCTTCTCTCTCTTCATCCTAACTTGCAGGTCTTTAAACTCTCTCTCAATTCTTCCAAGTTCCACATTACTAAAGTTTCCAGAAGTCAATCCTAAATCTTTAGTCAACTGATGGAGTGCTCCTTTATCGCTACCAGTTTTTCTCATATCTCTTAAAGAGGATACGATTAAACCGGGCATCTTATAGAAGGCAACACCGCCCATGTTCATAAGGATCATATTTGATACAAAGTTTCTCACCCATGATGGTGGGTTAGCAGAAACCTTAGCCCACTTCCAGAGCCTATTATAATCCCCAACCTTCCCTCCGTCACCGAATATAGCCTCTGCCTTTGAAATATCCCCTGTGGTCATACTCATTCCGCCGAATATATCATCAGCAATTTCTTTCCTTACCGCCATACCTCCAAGCATTCCATACTTAGCCGTCTTAGGAACAAGCGAGTATTGGCTTGAATCCACACTCATATTGTCATTCACCTCCTTAGCCATATTCTGCATCTTGGCGGTGACTTTCTTAATTATCTTGGACTCAGTATCTGTTAAATGTGGCATATGCTTTGTGCGATTGTATATCCTATCTGCCTCATTAGCTAACCAGTGTGCAGAAACATTCACGCCAAAAGTGTCCTTAAGCTCTAATTCTTTTTGTATATTGATATCTAATGCGGCATTCTTCATTTCCCCTAACAGGTCAAACTTAACCAGCGTTGAAGGAAGAACCCAGTTAGGATTAGCCGCAATTTGCTGGAGCCAATTAATAATAGCCATATCCTTTATTGGCACGGTAGTAGCTCTTGTGGCTAGGTATGCAGGGTCTTTCACTTCACCAAGTATTAACTTCCTTATCCCCTCTGGAATATCCCTTCTTTTCTTTAAGTATTTAGCATCTATTCTTATTCCTCCGCCCCTAACCTTTATAATTGCCTCATCAGGTATAAGGTACTTCAGGTATTGCTTAGGTAGATATTCACCCTCATATTGTA